ATGGCAAAACGCTCAACCCGCAAATTGACGACCATCGGCCTGCTGTCGGACATCGATGCACCCCTTAAAAGCCAACCGATCAAGCCCCGTGACAAGCGTCAGCCGCAGCTTGCGTTTGATCCTATGCCCGCGAGAATTGAGCCCGCTCTTGCCCTGTTGGTGAAGAAACCGCCGAGCGGAAACAACTGGGCATATGAAGTGAAATGGGACGGATACCGTCTTGCCGTACATGTAGAACCGAACCGGGTTCGTATCATCACCCGCGGCGGTCACGACTGGACATCGTATTTTCCAGCAATTGCAGCGGCAGCCAGAGAGCTCGGACCTGCTACCATGATCCTCGACGGCGAGGCGGTCGTGCTTGACGAAAAGGGCCTACCAAACTTCGGATTATTGCAACAGGCGCTTGGCGGCCGGCGCGCAACACGGGCCGCACGCGAGGCGATCCTCTATGCATTCGATCTATTGTATTTTGATGGCCATGATCTGACGGGAATTGAGTTGTCATCGCGGCGGCACCTGCTCGACAGTCTGCTGGAAGACGCCACAGGCGCGATAAAGCTATCAGAAGAGTTCGACGCGGATGGCGAGTTGCTGCTTAGAAACGCCTGCATGCATGGCCTCGAAGGTATTATCGCGAAGGACAAGAACAGTCTCTACCGCTCCGGCAGGTCCGGTGATTGGCTTAAGATCAAATGCAGCAGCAGCGAAAGTTTTGCCGTGATCGGTTATGAGCCATCGGTGAAGGTGCGGGGCTCGATCGCCAGCCTTCTATTGGCCGCGCGCCACGGCAGCGACCTGGTCTATGTCGGCCATGTTGGAACGGGATTTTCCGCCTCACTGGCGCGTAATCTTAAGCTGCAACTGGATACCATGCGCGTCGAGAAGCCCGCAGCAGTTGGCATTAAGGGAAAGAAATACGTCTTTGTGCGGCCAACACTGGTCGCGGAGATCAACTATGGCGCCTGGACCCATGACGGTAAACTGCGCCACGCATCATTCAAGGGGATGCGTGAGGCTGCTGACCATGCCGAGGTTTTTGAGCTGGAAGAATTGAAGGCTGGGAATTGACGCCTTTATTTTCTGAGGAACATTCCCGCCCGTCCTGGTGTTGTTAGCTGGTTGAGGGGGCTTGGCACTCTTCAGCAAGAGGCTCGGTGTCGGACGGTTACCACGATATCGGGCCTCATCTTTTGTTAACCATATAGGCGCACGCTCAACGAGCTGATGGCCCCATTTCTATCGGCAACCCGACCTGCTTCGTAGTGCGTAAAGGCAGGTCGGGAACTCAAGCGACCGCAACAATGGAACGTTCATCGCAATGGCTAGTTATCGGGCTGCTGGTTAGTCCTTCTGACCGGCGGGGACTCGGCATCAATGATCTCTTCGGTTTTAGGGTGCCGAGTCTCTTTTGTTGCATACCCCTGCCAAACTCCTTCAACCCAAGGAACACAAATCCTATCGCATGCGCTAGGTCGAGACCCACGCGTCTATGAACATCGCCAGCGCGAACGTGGACCGCCTACCGGCAAGTCATTCCGGTGGCACAAGAGCTAGCAGCGGCGAAGAGCATAAATGCAAAAAGCCCCGGCATCCGAGGACATTGAGGCTGATTGCTTTACTGTTCTTAGAACTTGATCCGGAACCCCGCCGTGCCATTGAGGCTGTAGCTGTCGGCGAAATTGGACAAGCTGGTGTTGATGGAAACCTCGCTGTAGAGCGAATACTTGTCGTCATTCCAGTTATAACTGCCGCCCGCGCCGACACCGCCCCAGGTGCGGTCATTGGCAGTAGCAAAGTTCACACCGGAGACATCGGTCTCGTTGCCGTCCAGGAACTCGTAATAAAGGTTGGCGATGCCATAGAGATTGGTGCGCGTTAGCTTGCCGGCACCATCCTCCCAGGCATTCTGGTAATCGGCGGAAAGTCCAACCCTGCCCTTGAGGCTATCGCCGCTGCCGAACGACACATCGGCCCCGAACGGATCGGTGAAGTCGTCGATATCGACATTGGAATAGGCAAGCTGCGCCTGCGGCGTCAGGGTCCAGCTCTGGTCGAGATCGATGCGCTTGCCCGTCTCAAGGCTGAAGGCATAGCCGAAGCCATTGTTGCCGTCGGCAAGGCTGGTGCCAAGGGTGTCGGAGGTCAGATCACTGTCATACCAGGTCGCCTGTGCCTGCCCGTCGACATAAAAGCCGTTCTGGCCATACCATGTCAGCGTCCCGCCCAGTCCATAACCGTCGGTGTCGATCGAGCCATCGCCGAAGAACGAGGAAATGTCGGCCGAGGCATGGCCGTAATGAGCGGTCAGACCGCCAATCAGCTTGCCGGCGTCGCTCTCGTAGAACTGCCCATCAATGCCGCTTGTCAGCTTCCAGGTGTCGATATCGTAGTCAGCGTCGGTGGTCGAAGTCCTTGGCTCGAACTTGCCATGGGCACCGTCAATCCGGGCCCAGATGCCGCGCGCATCGGTGACGGTATCGCCGCCTTCTGAAGGCATCGGAGCGGCCTCAACTGTTCCAGGGCCATCGCCCTGCGCGAGCGCGCTGTTGCCCGCCCCTGCCCAATAGCGATTGCCAACGCGCTGCTGCAGGCTTGAGACTCCGTTGAGGCTTTGCAGCACCTGCGCATAAGTTTCATAGAGAGGCGCACCTGGCTGGTAGATCGGGCCTGACGGAGGTGTCGTCGGCGGGTTTGTGGGTGGATTCGTCGGAGGATTGGTCGGTGGGTTCGTGGGCGGATTGGTCAATTGGGAACGCAAGTACCAGTCGCCATCGCTGGGGGTGGTCACCCCATTCTTGTGCAGGGTATAGCCATAAGCACCGGCAACGACCGCCTGTTCGCCATTGATCACGTAATCGCCAAGCAGCGAGAATGTGCCGTTGGAAGCGCCGCCAATATCGACAATCTTGATGCCCTCGACAGTCGCCGCCCCCGTGCCGCCGGTGTTGATCACTTTTACATTGCTGCTGCCCGACGTATCGCCGGTGACCACCAGCCGATCTGTCGGTGAGGCATCGCCGCCAAGCACGGTTTCCATCTCGAGAGTGCCACCATTGCCGATATAATTGCCGTTGATCGTCAGGGTGCCGATCGAGTTGCCCGGCGCGATCGTCGCCCCGGACTGAACCGTGGTCGTCCCGACCGTGCCGGTGCCGGCGAGTGTGCCGCCGGAGGCGACCGTCACCACTGAGTCAACCAGGGAGCCGTTCACCACGAGTTTGCCACCGAGAATGTTGGTGGCACCTGAGAAGTCCCCGGCGCCAGTCACCGTCCAGGCGCTTGCGCCTGTCTTCTCCAGGGTGTCGAAGTTCTGGTACTGACTCGTGCTGCCGATGCCGCCATCCAGCGTCCAGTCGGTGTCGCCGCCAAGGCGCAGCACGTCGTTGGTGCCCAGCGCACTAGCCACGACGTTGCCGGCGATCATTGAACCTCCCTGCAGCGAAAGATCGAGGCGGCTGCTAGCACTGTTACTGATCTGGATCGCGTTCGCCTGACCCGCGCCCGCTTTGATCGTGCCACTGTTGGTGACAAGGACTGGCAAGATGCCACCGAAAACCCCGGCGCCTCCGGTACCGCCCTCGATCGTGCCTTCGTTGACAAGCTGGAAGCTCACGGTCGAAAGGATGCCGATCGCCCCGTTTGACCCGACCACACCGGTGCCGCCGCGAATGGTGCCTGTATTGGTGACACTGGTCACCTGCCCGGAGATGCCTGCACCGCCTGTTCGACCGGATCCGCCCTGAATAAGGCCTGTGTTGGTCACGGTCACGTTGCCAAGTGTCGCCAGACCAGCTCCTCCGGCACCAGTACCCTGCCCTACGCCGCCTTGTACGATGCCGTTGTTGACGAAGTCAGTGTTCCTCAGACGGGCGCCGCCGCCGCCACTGCCACCGCCGCCGAAGCCCGCTCCGCCAGTTATAGTCCCGTCGTTCACGACGGAGGTGGAACCGGTGCCGAGAAATGAAACGCCATACCCGCCTACCAACGCCGCCGTGCCGGTGCCGCCGAGATAATTGCCCAGCAGCGTGAAATTGCCGCCGGTGATTGGGTTGAACGATATCGTGCCACTGTTATTCGGCCCCAAAGGGCCGGAAAGGGTGAAGCCGTCCGTGTTGATCGTGATCGTCTTGGCCGTATCCGGGAGCGGCGTCGTTGAAGCGGCGAAACTACCGGTCAGCGTAATGGTGAACGTTGGATCGGCGCTGAGATTGGCGGCGTCGATCGCTGCGCGGAGCTGAGCATCTGAGTTGACTGTATAGTCGGCCGCCGAGGCCGGCGAACCGAACGAGAAGCATATCGTGAGTGCCGTGGTGCAAACGCCCGCGAGGAGTACACTTTTACTGCTGTTCTGATAGTGTACTTCGTTGCCGCTCATGCTAGCTCCCACCCGATGAGAAAAGTCCCTGCTGCTAATACTAATGAATTACGCCAAACGGCAACCAGGGGTTGTCATCACAGGATCGTGCAATCGAAAGGGATTTGCCTGTTGTTGCATTATAGCAACAGCGGAGCGACCGAGCACAAGCAACGTTCTAATTATTTAACTAGTGATTTGGGGTTTCCTTTGAAATGCAAAAAGCCCGCCAACCGTAGTACTAGCGGCGGGCTTACACCATCTTAACGATACTCGGGTCAGAATTTCCGCCGAAGAAACCAAGTGTTCCAGCGTCAGTGCAAGGTTGATCATGGGAATAGACATGAATCAAAGAAATCGCCGCCCTATTGATGAGATTTGCCATAAACTAATCGAACTCCGAGAAAAGGCTTCCAAGGAGGGCTATGGACTTCTTGTCTATTTGATTGGATCAGCAATCGAAGAAGGCCAGAAAATCAGAGTTGTCAGCGACTTCGGCAAGCCTGACTTGGCCTAGGCTGAAAACTGTCTGTCCCTGAAACCCGCAGCCCTGACCGGCGGGGCGATTGCTATCTGTGAAACAGTCTGGATATCCACTCGATCGAGCTGGCAAGGCTGATACCGAGAGCCGTGCAGGCAATCCCCACGACACCTAGTCCGCCCAAGCCCATGGCCCGCCATTGTTTCACCTGATCTGTGACTTTCTTGCTGTCCTTGACCTGGTCGGTGATGGCAGCGATGTCGGTTTTGATGTCGCCAACCTCGTTGACGATCTCATCCATCCGGCGATGAACGACAGCGCGCTTCTCATCGGCTTCACGGTTCTCAGCAAAGGCACGCCGTTCCGACGCCTCCATGTCACGGCGCAGCCCCTGCACTTCGGCAGTGAGCGCACCGATCGACTTGTAAATGTCATTCAAACTGAGATCGACCATCATTGCGCCTTTGCCCATTCATCAATGAATTGGTTGCACCGATCGATCTGGGCATCGATGAGATCAGCATTGTATAGCCACCGGTACTGGATGGAACGATTCTTGTCCCCAACCTTGGGCTTGACGCGCTCCATATGCCGCTCGCACTCCGCCGGCTTCTTTGGCGCAACAGGCCTTGCAGCCAACACACCCTGAATGGTAGCTGCCGCGATGACCTGTTTAGTTTGCCTTTGCTCGATGGTCCCGCACCCACTTATCGTCATCAGCAGTCCAAGTGCTGCCGGGAGCAATGTCGCCGCGAATAGTCTCTTCAAGTCTTTCATGGGATATCCTATTCGCCTCCGCCGCTGCCGTGGCGCGTTTCTGTGCTTCGTCATAGAGTTGGGATGCCCGAAGGCGCGAACGCCTCTCCTCGTCAAGCTGTGCCTGTAGGGCGGTCTTTTCGGATAGTTCGACATAACCGGCCCGAGCTGCTGCTGCGGCCTTGGCTGACTCGGTCGCCACCCTGCCCGTTGCAAGTTCGCCAATGACCGGGATGGAACCAATGAAGGGAATGTCGCGTAAGAGGGGCACACCTTCATAAATGCCAAGCATGAGGAAAAAAGATGCTGCAGCGCCAAGCGCACCATATGCGGCGGCCTTGATGCTTTCGAGGATACCCATCGGCTAGAGGCCCGAAACGCAGAGTTCAGCTTCGCCAAGGCGCTGCTTGTCACCCATCTCGCGACGTAGCACCAAGCCATTGACGACCCTGCCGCCGGCACGGTTGAATGCCGTCTGCGCTTCGCAGGCTTGACGATATTTACCTGCCGTGGTGAGCCGGGCAGCAGTCGATCGCTTGGCAGCCGAAACACCGAAGTTATAGGCACCGGAAAGCAACGATGCCTGAACTGATACAGGTGCCTCGACATAGCCTTTCACACCGTCGACGAGCGGAAGGTAATAGTCATTGATGACACGAACCTTCAGCATGGCCAGGCACTCGGCTGGCGTGAAGCTCATGCCAGCCGTCACAGGCTTGCCGTTGATCCGGGTCTCGCCGTAGCAGATATCCCATATCTTGGCGAAGCCGTCCCAATGGGACTGCAGAACCAATCCCTCCCATGGAATGATCAGCTTGTTAACCGCCAACTCAACAGCCGGAGGCGTGATGCCCTGCTCGATCGCCGCATGGACGCTTGCCGGGGTGGTCCGTTCAGGGGAGAAAAACGCCAACCAGCCAGTTGCAGAAGCGGATATGATAACTGCGGCGATGGCGGCCTTTGCGCGGCTGCTTGACCTGATCTTGTTGATCGGCATCTTCATTACCTTTCAGATTGTTTTGAGCGATGAGGCGGGCAACGAAGGCAGCGGCGACCGCAATGAGGGTCAGCACGGCAAACAGTCGTTGTGGAATTGGTAGAAGACCGTCGAGCAACGGAAGAGCGGCCTCAATGCCGGAAAGCAGACCGGCGAGCAGGATCAAGCGCACTGACCACGCTTTGCGCAGCACAGATCGCCAGTCGTCTATGAGACGCATGGTCATTTCCTTGCTTGTGGATTGGGCGTATATTTGGGAGTGTTGCACCTCCCGGCGCAGCAGGGGCTTGGCCGAAGGTATTCTTCCAGGACGCAATGAGGCCAAGCCTCACCGGTTGTCTGGCAATGGATCAATCAGGAACAATATTCCGCTATCGTGGTTCGTGGGCCTGTCGGAGAGCGGGAGACCCTCTTCGGCACGAGGCCCGGCGTGTCACCGCCCAAAAATCCCCGCGTCGGGTCTCACCGGTAGATCGGGCCTCACCTTTTGTTAACCATACAGGCGCACCCTTTGAGTGCTGACCATAGTGCCCACTTCGTCGGCACCCGGCCTGCCCTCTTGTTGTGCATATGTGAAAGGCAGGTCGGGTACCTTAAAAAGGAGCGTGTCATGCGTAGCGAATTCACTCAATTTACAATCCTTGACTTGTTCACCATCATTTCTGGGATTGCATCGATATCGACTCTCTGCTGGTTTTTCGTGTCGTGATACAGCACGCGCGTTGAGCCCAAATGTGAGCAAGGCGCTGTCTATCGCAACTCCGGAACATTCTTTCCCTACCGCCGTTAGGCGTCTGCAAAAAAGCTGTCACAACGGAAATAGAGGACAAGCCTAGGAGAATTTTTGCAGTGGTTTCCTGCATACTCCTCATAATCTTGACCGCGGCCGCCTACTTTACCGCCGTGACGATATTCGCGGAACCGCCTACAGAGCAGACGCAGCCGTAAAGAACGCATCTACCTGCTCGACCGTGAAGCCGAGCCCGGCAAACCCTTGCTGCAGCATCTCATCATCACGCCGAAACGTGGCGGACTTGTTGAACGCGATTTGAACGAGCGGGTCCTGCTGCGCCACCCATGCACTCACCTGATCGGTAAGGCCAGCCAATGCCAACTGCAAGAAAAACTGTCGGCTCGATACTATGTCGGGAATGATGGCGACTGGAACAAAAGGAGCGTTTGCCTCCTCGACAAAGCTTTCGAGGGTCTGCCCTTCTCGCCCGATATAGAGCATACCAGCCTCGTCGATCCAATGGTTTGGCACGCCGTCGACAGGCGTAAAGTCTTCTACTTGGTATGTCATTGCCAATCCTTAGACGCTTGTACGGGTTTTAAGGAACAAAATGCCATAGCCAACAACGCCGCCGCGCATGTTTTGAACCTGATAACGTGAGAACGTGGTTTCAAAAAACACGTTGGTAGTGTTTGGGTTGTTGGGTGCGTTTACCGTGAACGAGCCGCCGACATTTGCGATCATTGCAACTTGGCCGCCGCCGCACGCGAAAACGCCTACGCCGCCGTTATTGTTGTCGTTGACGATGAGGAGGCCAGAGCCCACGCTATAGAGAATGCCAGCGCCCTGCGAGACGGCGACTGTACCGGACGCGTCAAGCTGATAGACGTTTGTGCCGGGGTTTGCCAAGTCAAGCCCGGCTATCATAGCGACAGAGCCGTTAGGATTAATCGGCGTATATCCAAGGGCATTTTGCTTCCCGGCTATGGCTGCCGCTTGCGCTGTCGAAACAGGCTTGTTGGCGTCGCTTGTGTTATCGACGTTACCAAGGCCAACATCCGCTTTGACCAAGGCGAGGGTTGTCTTGACCGCAGCCGCGTTCGCGTCGTCGAGAATTGTTTTAACGAAAGCTGAGACAACGATTCCGCTATCTTTCAAGAGCTTGCCGGTAGTTCCGTTAAATGCCGCCAAGCTGTCGGAAGTCGCCGAAGCTGGCCCAACAAGATCGCCAGTACCGGAGCCGTCGACGCCCTTGGCCGCGACCAGCTGCCAAAAAGCATTGGAGTCCGTTGGAAGCGTCGGCGGAGCGTTGCCGGTCGTGTCGCCTTTCGCAATCCACGACGAGCCTTGAAACGTTACCTGGTCATCCAGCTTGTAGGTTGTCGCCGGGTTGTATGGGCCCTTGATGGTTGGGCCGCGACCGGCTGGAATGCCTAGATTTAGAACGGGGTCGGCTTCTGTACCAGTGATTGTTGCTGTGGCTTGCGCGCCAGGGGCCAACGTCGCTACGGTGCCTATCGCTAGATCGGGTGTAGGTCCGATCGGGCCGGTAATGAAGGAGGGTGCCGACCATACGCCAGCCGTTGCCGTAACCCTTGTATAGAGCGCGGCCCGACCGTCTCCATTATCAGCAACCAAAACAGTGAAGCCAGCGGCTTGCGTATCGTAAGCCGCTCGACCAGCGAGCGTGTCGACTTCCTCGTCAAACGCAACACCAGTTACCAATTCCGACTTGTTAATCGTCGTCAGCGCACCTGTCCCCGTAAAGATCGGAATCAGGTCCAATGCGCCAACCAATGCCGCAAAGGCCTGTATGTTGCCATTGCCAAGTTCGACAATCAGATCCCGAACTGCTGCGGTATAGCGAGAGTCGCCTGACTGAAAACGAATACGATACGGAGCGTCAACGAGTGCGTCACCGGTCCATGCTTCCACAAGCTCAATGTGATTGTTGTCCGTAACCTCGGAGATGATGGCGCTAAGGTTCTGAACCATGAGCGTGTCACCGGCCTGAATGGTGGATGATTCCCAAAAGGTATCGACGCCCGTAATGACCGTTCCGCCCTCGGCAAGCGATACCGTGCCGACGTTGTAGTCTGGTTTGACGGCCATTTATTCGGTCTCCTCGATCGGCTCGGCCGGTTTCATCGCCACGAGTTCGGCACGTACCTCATTGAGCGCGTCGGTCAAAAGCTTGACCTGTTCGGCTTCGATGCGACGCATCGCCTGGACGCCAAGCACACGCTGCCGATAGAACTCATTGAGTGCCATCGACTCCTCGGCGATATCGGCGATCGTGATTTGGATGTTCTTTTCGGTCATTTGCGAGGACATGGGGTCTCCTCCCGCGATGGAGCGGGTCTGCATGCATGGGTTTCGGTGAGAGGTCAGCGCTTCCAGTACATGGAAACCAGCGCAACATTTCTTGTCTGATTTAGGCCGGTCGTTGCGCCGGCATTCTGAGTAATCCGGTATGTGTTATTGCCAGCGGCGTTCAATCCAAAGAAGAAGAATTGATCGATAATTCGGTTATTCGAGCCGCTGCCGTAGGGTCCAAAGCTTTTTTGAAAGACGATCTGGCCGGTCGTGAGGTTCGTCACTGTGACGGTGGGCGAGCCACCGCTGTTGGCATAGTTGTAAGTCATGTCCATCGAAAGTTGGATCAATGAGCGGTTTGCTGCTGGCATATTGATAGTTCTATCGGCGAAGCTGCCGCCCGCCTGAATATCAGTCACTGGCCCAACGTCGAATGACGACACCGAATCAATACCGAGGTTCGACGTTCCGACAATTAGCGAGCCAATCACCGCCGAGCTGATATCGACCGCGCCGAGCGTTGCTGAGAGAGCCGCCAAGGTGTTTGCCCTGACATCGTCAAGGAAGAGAGTTCCACCGCTAAAGATGAACGGACGGCGTTTCGCTCCCGGCGCCAACATGTAGACGCTATCAGCCGTAAAGCCGATTTCACTCAACCCGCCTGCTTTGGCACTCATGAACATTGCCGCTTGGCTTGGCGCTCCTATTCCCGAGGCCGCAACGCTGAAACCGGCCGTAGACAATGCTCCAGCTTGTGTCGCAACCTGCTCAAACCGGATGATGCCATTGGCATAGAAGTTGCCAACCCTCGCCTCGGTCACGCTCACCCGATTGGTGACCGCCGACAATTCCCCGTCGATGGTGCTGACGGAAACCGATAGTGTGTCGGTAATCGTGCCGAGCGCGCCGAGACCCGTATCCGGATCATTGATCTGCGCCGACAGTTCCGTGACCTGCACAACCAACGCCGATGTTTGCGTGACAACGACTTTAACCTGTTCCGTGAACCTTGCGCTGGTATTGCCAACCTCGGCAAGCAGTTCCCGCTTGTCGAATACGCTTTGTGCGCCCGCTTCCGCCGCAAGCTGATCGGCCTGGTCAAGTACGTCACGGGCGTAGTGAGTGGCCTCTTCGATCCATTTCAGTTTGGCATCCAGGTGAGCTAGAACACCGTCGACCATGCCGGGCAGGTAGATGTCGCCCGCACCGAGAAGAACGTTCGGGGTCGTGACATCGATCAATCCCGACCATGTAAAGTTCTTGCCGATGTTGGAAACGAAGATCCCGCGAACCAAATAATCCGTATTCGGCGCAAAGACAGCGACAAGCTTAGTTGAATACTGCTCATCAAGCGGTGCGTCATAGGGCATCTCGCCATCGAACCAGAGATTTCCGGTATCCTTCTGATAGACCTGAACCCGGATGCGATCGACGCCGTCCTGATCACCGGCATAGAACACCTCGATCGTCGGGCGGCGCGGTCCGCTGCCATCATCCAGCGTAGCCGGTAGCGCCTGCCAACCGAACATCGGATGGGAAGGATTGACGATAGGACCGACCGGACCGACCGAAACCGGAACCTGCTCATCAGTCGACCAGTCATAGTCGGACGGATCGATTTCCTTCAGAACGACGAGCTGATTGAAGCTGCGCTCGCCATCGATGCGGACGACAAGGAATTTCTTGTTGGTGTAGCCGTTCCGAACCGATGTCCACGAAACGACGTCGTTCGGCTCAAGCGTCCAGGCATCCGGCGGAAGATAGAAAGAATGGACACGGAAGCGCCGATCTTCCTCGATAAGCAGTTTCATCAACCGCTGGACCTGAACCGGGAAAGGAACGGCTTCGAAGGTTACGCCAGATGCTAGACGCCGGTTGCCATCTTGAGCCTCAAGGTCGAGCGAATAGCGGGCTGGCGCATCCTTCGTTGCCCACTTCTCCAGTGGCTCCGGATAGGTTGCCTCAATCCCGTTGTAGGTGGCATCAAGTCCGGGAAACGGCGTGAAGTTCTGGCCTTTGGTGACAAGGATATCGTCGTCGCTGAACGAATAGACCGCGGCGCCAGGAGCGCCGACCAACATCTTGAAAATACCGCCGACCTCGGCGATACGACCGTTGCAAGCCTTCTTCAGCTTATCGATGACGTCGAGCGGCACCATATCGCAGTTGATCTCGGTACCGCAGCGGAACTGCTTTTCCGAACCGCCACCGGCAAGCGGGATCAGCCGGTCGCATTCATTGGCAGCGACCATCCAATTGGAAGCGGGCAAGCGAAAGGCAGGAAGGTTCTGACCGCCATAAATCCATTCGGTGCCGTAATAGACGCCGCGGATGATGTTGTAGATCAAAACGACAGGGTTATCGGAAGGCTCCCATGTCGCGCGGTTGTCCCAACGATGCGAGCCTGAACCGCCGGCAGTCGAATCCTTGCGGATGTCGTACCATGCAGTGACCGGAGCCTCGCAAAGGTATGTGGGCTGGTTCGGAAAAAGTTCCTGGTTGAGCCGTGCGGTCGCGATGAAATAAGGGCAGCCACGCCCAATCATCGTGGATTTATATGGACGGTCGGGATCCGTGCTGAACTTGGCAAGCAAGAAGGCATCAGCCGTTGTTTGCGTGCCATCGTAATACTTGAACCAGAGATAGTCCTTGCCGTCTTTGCGGAACTCCAGAACCGGATAGCCCTGCTCGACCGGCGTTTCGCCCCAAAGGACAGTAACTTTCTGGTCGACAACCCAGAACGCGGGCTGACCAGGCGCCGGGATGTTGCCGATCTCGACAACGTCGGTCAGATACGCATTCGGCGTTTTGCCATCCTTGCCCCATGCGCCGATATATTTGCGCTTGCCCGAGGTCGCGGTTGTCCCTGCCGTGAACGACGCGGGCTTGTCGTCGCCCATCTGGACGGTAAGTTTGACGCCTTGCGTCTGTGCTGCCTGTTCCTGTTCCCCAAAGAGCGCCTGGGAGAGCAGCGAGACGCCATAAGCTATGCCGGCGCCGATCAGGTAGGTTACGACCGCCCCTGCCGTCGTGGCAGCGAATGCGGCACCGAACAAGGCAATCGTGATCGGTTCCGCATGGGCGAGCGAAAGCCCCGCCAACATGAACCATGCCGCGGTCAGGAAAATACCAATGCTTTTCATTATCCGACCTTGAAGGCTCTCTTGGCTTTGAGCAGATCCATAGTTCCGACACCTTCAGGGCGAAGCACGAACACGCGTTCACCGTTGACGACGCCGAGCGCAAACCCGAACGGGCTGTCCATCTCATAGGCGACGATGTCGCCGAGGCTGGCTTCAGAGGGATGTATCTCGGGCAGGAACGAAGCGACCAGATCGGCAAGGTTATCGAACCCTGCCTTTTTCATGACCTTGAGAGCGCCCGCCGCCGTCTTGTACTTGCCCTGATATTTGACGGTCAGGTCTTCGCCAGTGATGGCATAGACCAGACGACCGGCAAGACCAGGCCCGCAGTCATGTTGTTCAGCCCAATCAAACGGAACGAATTTGATTTCATCGATGGCGGCTTCGAAACGGGAACGCCAGTTCGGCAGACGGGTAAGTTCGATCATGACGCCTTCTGCCCCCAAGGTACGTTCCACGACGACAGCGTGCTGGAATAGAGCCCCCATTCGTCACCGCTGCGCCGCTTCTGACCTTCGAACGAGCTTTTGCTCGGGTTGGTGCGGCTCAACATGCTGATCGCATCCGAGTTCAATTCGAGTTGGATCGAGCCTTCATCGCCTACGGCCGGCGTATCGAACGGGTTGCCGTTGACCTCACCCATGAAGACCACTTCCGGGTTTGCGGAGGCGATCTTCGTCAAAGGGTCGAGCGTGACTTCGTATATATCGGCCTTGGCAAGCCTTAGATCGTATTCGCGGGCGATCTCCTGAACCGCTATGGCGATCTGGGACAGGTCGACGGTCACGGTCTGGATGGTCAAATCGGAGACGCGAGGAATAGGCCCGATGTTGAGGTTCTGCGCACCGATGAAATCATGATTGACGATGACGCCGGTATTGCGATCGGGAACGCCGATTGTAATTACGTCATCGCCAGACCAGAAGCCGCGATCGAATGGCAGCCCGGTCGAACGATCGATAGCCTCGACCAGAATGAACTGGCGAGGAACCAAGCCTTTGTCACGAGCAGCCGCAAGAGCAGCCGCCATTTCAGCGCTGATGTCTTTCATTTATCGCTTCTCGATCACTTTGAAACCGGCACCGGAGGTTAGGAGCCCTGCCCCTGATCCTGGGTTCGACGTGCCCGGCGAGATGAACACCTTGCAGGCAGGCTTTGCCAGCGTGACGACATCATTCACCGCAACACCGGTCGGAGCATTCGGGAAAACTTCGAAGGCAGGCGTAATCCCGGCCGCCCCGCTTGCCGTCACGATATCGTCGGACACCTCGAGGAAGGCATTCCGTACCGGTGACGTCGCATAGGCGATCTGCAACTTGTCGGCGAGGGTCAGGACATATCCCGCCGGCAATCCCTTGAGGCTGATCGTGCGCCCGCCGGTACCGATGCTGCTGATCTTAACTGCCGATGCCCCAAGGATTGAACCATCAGGATCCGCTTGCGGGTATTTCGACAACGGATCGTAGAGATAAAACAATTCCTGCGCGCCATGCAGTTTGCGAACACGCGCCGCTATCTGCTTCAAATCGTTGCTGTCGCCGATGTTCAGTTTGACATCGCCAGTCCACAGCGGCGGCGCAAGTTCGGCCTGCCACACCCGACCGTCACCGGTACCGGACAATTCATCATTGCGCTGAATATCCCACGTGACAGACTCGATATCGAGCCGGTCAGCCAGCACCGAAAGAGCGTATGGATAGGTAATTGCCATCTTAACGCTTCCTCGGTGCCATTTTGATTTCGTTCAGCCGGTCGGGAAGTTCCCGCTTGCTGAACGTCTTCACGCGCGCATCTGCCTGTTCAGCCCCGGCTTCTGATCCGGCCTGCCTCGCGATAACAGCGAGCTTGCCGTCATCATCGACAGAGACACGGATATCGAGAGGCATCGGCGCATTGCTGTTGGCGCCACCGTTGGAAGCGACACCCAACCGGCCGGAGCTGTCACGCTTGAGCGGCATGATCGCTTCCGGTCCCACCTCGCCCATCATTCCGGTACCCTTGGCAAAGCGGAACTTGGTCGGGCTGGATACAACAGAGTTGGTGAAGGCGCCGCCATTGGCAAAACGCTGAACACCGCCGACGTATGCGCCACCATTCGCCATGCGAAGTCCTGCCCATGGATCAGATGCCGCAGAAGAAGCACCGCCGCCGAATATCTTGGTGAAGATGCCGAGAATACCGCCACCGATGCCGCCAAGGCTTCCACCGGCCTTGTTGACGCTGAACAGAGCGTTGACGAGATCATCCTGAAGCTTGTCAACGATCTTATCGAGAACATTCACCGCTGCGTTGCCGAACGACTTGAAGAAGCCTTCACCACTTTGCAGCCCGGACCGGAGATCGGATAAAAAGCCGCCGGTCGCGTCCTTGGCAAGGTCAAAAACTTCCTTGGCCTTCTTCGTCGCGGCCTCAATAGAAGCCATTTCACCGGCAAGACCGGATAGCTCGACCTTTTGAGCCGCGGTAAGGGTGATGCCCTTCTGCTGCGCCTGGTTGAGCAAGTCAGTCTCGTAGCGCAATTTCGCCGACGCTTCTTCGGTAAGCCCGATCGAGGCCTGTTCAGCCTTCAGTGAAGCAATACGACGGTTTGCGCCCTTGACGATATCCTCGTACTTTTCTTCGTCGGTCTTACCGTGGGACTTTTTCTTCTTGTCCTTGACCTTCAGGAGATCGGCGGCGAGTTCTTTCAGCTTTGCCGAGGCAGCCGATGCACCCTTGGCGATGTCCGCCCCAAAGTTGCCGACATAATCGGTGCCTTGAGCGGCCTTCATCGCATCGGCGATACCGGCGTTGACCGAGTCCGCAGCGCCAGCATAGGGATTGTCGACGCCACCGAACGAAACCTGTCCGATGTCCTTGAAGGAACCGATGTCGACGCCGAGCTTCGAAGCCAACCCGCCGACACTGTTGTAGAGCCCGCCGATATAGGTGTTCATCAGCTTGATGACTGAGTTCAGCATAGATTCAACGCCTTTGATCGTGGCGTTCACAGTCTGGTAAACGATATCGCCGATCGCCGCTGGCAACTGCTTCCATGTCGCCTTGATGCCCTGATAGGCGCCGACAAACGTCGCGATGATCGCATTAACGCCATCTTTCGCAGACTTGACGATATCGAATCCGAATATCTGTTTAAGTTCGTCACGGAAGATGTTCGCAGCGGCAACCGCAAGGGTAATGCCAAGGATGAAGGCAAGACCCGGATTGGCAGCGGCCATTGCGCCGGCAGCGATGACAGCCGCCACGGCAACCCGACCGAGCAAGGCAATGACCTGAACGATACCGCCTATGATGGCAGGAGCATAGAGCAAGGCGAGTGCAGCGGCGGCTCCGATGGCATAAGGTGCAATCGTCTGAAGGCTGTCAGCGACACCAATCAATGCGGATGCGCCGAGCTTGGCCCAACTAACGAGTTGTAGACCGGCAGCAACAGCGGCAACAAGTCCAATCGTGATAAGGCTTACCGGAGAGAGGATCGACAGGAACGCCGAGCCGAGGCTTTTCACCGCGCCGGCCGCACCCATGGGACCGAGTACGGCGCCGATCTGTGTACCCTGTTGCAAGGCGATCTGAAGCGGGTTCATCGACATTGCAGCCGATACGCCCATATCCTGGAACTGCGCCGCAAGGTTCGCAACGTTATGCGTGGCCGCGCCAACGCCGCGGGTATTCTGGTTCGCGGCCTTGGCATGGAGGTTCATTGCACTGGCTGCTCGCGTCGCAGCAACAGCTTCAGCGTTCAATGCCGTCGCATGAGTATTGGCAGCCTGCGCAGCCATAGCACCTGCCTTGCTTGACGTCGGGCCAATTGCGGACGTGGCAGCTTCGACCCGCATGGCGGCGCCGGTCAGCCGGTCCATCGCCTTTGCGGCCTGTTCGACGCCCGTTGCTTTCGCCTCGATACCGAGTTGGGCAATGTCTGGCATTGAGCTTTACCTTTCAAAGAAACCTGAGATATCGTCGCGCCTGTCAGCAAGCACGAGGAAATGAGACCGAATGAAACGCGAGCTACTTCTAATGACGGCGATAGCCTTCAGCTGCCCGGCCAATGGTCAAGAGCTTAAAATCCCGCCTGATAAGAAGGAAGCTGCAGGGCGCGCCATGATGCGCCTCGCCTTCGCTGATGGCTGCAACAAACGCCTGGACAACCCCTCAATCTTCATCGACGCTAAGGCCGCTTTCCTGAAATTCGCAGAGAGTATTGATATGCCAAATGCGTCGACGGAAACCGACAGGGTTGCCCAACTCGTTGTCGATCGCCCATCAGAAAAACAAGACGGGCCGATCACCTTGTTCAACCCAACGATTTGCGGCCAATTGGCAGACTCTTTGAAAAAGGAACTGGCCGAGTAGATCGCTCTAATTTCGCGGGACAACGCGCCGGTTCGTCGCCGCGCCCCTGATCCGGAGTTTGGCTTCCTGTACGTCTGCCGGTGTCGCCTGGCTTTCATTCGCCTCGGGCTTGCCGGTCTTGTTGATGACTGCCAGGACCGCTTGATCCATCCGGCGGATGACAGACAGTTCCCACGGATCAATCAGGGCACCTGTCATCCGGCAGAACGCCTCGACCTCGAGGAAGCTGATCGGGTTGGCGCTGAAGCCGGTTTCGCGGGAATTATGGAGTTGAACGAACCAATCCCAGATGTAATCGGTATAGTCCGGTGCTTCCGGGATTGTATCGCTCTTGCGGCGCGGGGTGAAATGCGCCCTCGCGAAGCCGATCAGCTCTTCAGCGAGGGCTTCACGAAATGCGCGTCTTCATCCGCGGCTTTGTCGATCTGTTCGGAGATGAAGAAATAATCCGGGTTGGATATAACCTTCAACACGCTCTCCGGCGTGCATTCGACCGGCTTGCCACCGTTCGTCAGATTCCATGAGATCACCGAAGCGGCAACGATTTCATTCGTCTTCTCTTCGATCTCTTCGACCGTGCCGACCTTCTTGGGGTTCTTCTTGCCCTCACGAATGGCAGCATTGGCAAGGCGGCGCTGAACACGTTTCACCCGTTCCGAACGATACGACGCGACCTTGATCACAAGGCCGGTTTTCTCGCCGGTTGAGGGATGCAGGATGTCGAGGTCAAAGCCTTCTTCAAGCTTTGCGGCAATACCGTCAAATTGTGACAGTTCGAATGTCATAATGAATACTCCGGTGGAAGGATGGCCGGCGGTTAACCGGCCGTTGAGGCCTATGGGAGGAGCGCGGTATCGACGGTGAGGATCGGCGTGGAGATGCCGACATTGAAGGTGCGACGAAGCACGTTGTCGCCCGTACCGACATTCTTGCGGGCCGACATTACCTTGCCGCGGAAGTAATCCACGCTATTGGCGTAGAGTTCGTTCGGCGCGTCCTCGTATTCAACCTTGAAGTTGTAATCGAACTTGGTCTTTTCAGCCGCGCGAACCGCGATCTGACCGGCGTTGAGCGGGTCATCACCGACAACCATCGCAATGGTGCCGGCATCGCGAGCGCCCTTGAGGTGGCGAACACGGCCATCGCCGAGCGACTGGAATGTCACGTCGGCAGATTCGTCACCGAACTCGCCGCCATCTTCGACTTCGCCGATCTCTACCCATGTCAGGGCTTCGAAGTCTTCGATCGCTCCTGCATCGGTTGTGTAGTCAATAGCTGTTGTCCCGCCGATATAGTAACGGGCACCTGTTGCCGTAGTGATGGCCATGGGTATTTCCTTTCATGAAAACCCCGGAACGGGGCGGGTTAGACCGGAGTGTCCGGGTTTCAGTTAAAGCTTCGATAGAGGATGGTGACCGGCACGCTGATCTTGTCAGCCTCGATCATTGGAGCGCCGACAGAGGGCTTCGCGTAGACCTTCACCTTGACGCCGGAACCGTAGAGGATCGTGCCCTTGCCGAAGTGGGCCGCGATGAGCCCTGCTGTATTGGTAGGCTTGATGACGCCCTGCCCCACCGGATAGATTGCCATGACCTGAAGGATGCCTTGATGCCTCGCCTTCGCATCATTCGCCAGGCCGAGATTATCGGTCCGGTTCGGAATGAAATCGACACGAAGGTATGGCAATGCACGGCCGATGTTTGGTCCTGAAGTCTCAACCGGTGGCGTGAAGGATATGTACGGCATAGCAAGCGGTAAAACCGGCGATAGTACCAATGAGGTAACCCTGGCGAACAGCAGCTCGGCGATTGTGGCTTCAACAGTTGCGGCCATCGTGATAATCCTTCCGGCAATGGCCGATAAACTTACTGACGATCAGGCATATGAACGATTGCATTCCGCCCTTCTCGCCATCGGCAAGGAGGAAGGTCAGACCGTTCGCGGCGATACGAGCCTGAAGGCCGCCAGACGGGCCTTAGCCCTGCTTCAGATGGGTTTGCTCAAGGCCATGGATGACAACAGCGACAAGAACGTTGCGATCAAAGACCCAACCGACGTTTGAGTTCGTTCGCCTTCGCTTCCACGATGCTGTCCCAACGCTGAACGGCTGATCGGACAAAGGCATCGGGCTTCTGACCGTTCACCCCATATTCCCGATGGCCGGCATAAGCAGCGGTGTAGCCGATATAGAGCGTGTCATTGACATCGGCGCCAAGGATCACCGCCTCGATCGACCTTCGTCATATGCATATTTCTGACCATCGACCGGCTTCTTGTTCGAACTGATTGCAGGCATCGAGGCAGTCGAAGCCATCAACGATGCCCGCAAGAACCCCGTATCAACCCGCATCCGTCCGCCGGCACCGATCGGCGTTTGCATTTCCGATACAACCTCTTGCACCGATTCCTTGAACACTGCTTCCACCGCGCCTGGTATCTTCTCCGCGAAAGCTGCGACTTGAGCGCTGAAGGCTAGCTTTGCCATTATGCAGCCCTGAACCGTTCAACGACCGAAGCGAAGTAATCGACCTTGTATTCCAGATGGCAGCGACAACCCGATATCTCGCTTACCGGTGCCAGCGGATCACCCGGATAGCGAAGCACAGCCCCGGACACGCTTTGAAAGAAGCCGTCGATCTCGACTGCCTTGCCGTTTAATACGCGATGGGTATGGCGTACCCGACCGTCACCGGCCGATCGCCAAATCTTCTTAACGTCAGAAGCGGCGATCTTGCCGTTATCGATCTGCTGGCGCATCGCATTCTGTCGAGCAGTGCCGATCGCTGTCATCGTTTCGGTACGGGCAAGCATTTCGCCGCGGAGCTCAAGCAGCCGATCGGAATAGCGACCGGTGATCCGTGCCGCGACATCCGACGGCAGCGGCTTCTCTTCACGAATGGCCTTGAGGACGGTCTGATCGAAACGCTTATCCCGGCGTTGTCTCGATAGGTAGTTCCGTAGCAGCGATGTATCGCCCGAAAGTAGTTCGTTGCGCGCCGAGGCAACAAAACGCTCCTGCGGCGCTGTCAGGCCGATTATGCCGCCTTCCCGCTTGCCGGTAACCCTGCTGATGCGGCCAACCACATCAAGCGCGGTCGGTCGAGGGTTTCTTCCTTCCGAAAGACCAGTTTCAAATGCCTGGCGGATCGCGACACGCTGATCATCAACGATGCGGGTCACGAGCTGCGCCGAATGGTCGCGAAGGAATGCTTCACCCTCCGGATTGCGGACACCGAACCGGAAGATAACCCGATTGCCTTCCGGATCCTTTAGCTTAGGCAGGTTCTCAACAAAGCTGGTACCGCCAGAGTTGTAGGCATCCCGCAACGCCAGTTCCAATGCGCTGAAGGCATCGCCTTCAAGCTGTATGGCTTCCATCGCTCCAGTGATGTCGCCTTTCTCCAGGCGCTCGACCACGATGCGAAGGGTGATCTGCGATTTGATCGCATCGATGCCCTGGAAGAACGCTTCGGCAAGGGCCGCATCGTACTTGTCGAGTAGCTGCTGGAAGATGTTCCGATTGCTGGCCATCAGTTGAACTTCTTAAAGGTCGAAGGAGGCTTGAGCATTAATCTCTTCATACAAAAGGCGGCCCGCAAGGACCGCCTTCAGCTACTCCGAGCAGTAGACTGGTTTTAGAGGCGGAAGATCGCCAATGGGTACCAATATCCGTCGCTGTGACGACGGTATCCGCGGCGATGCTCGCGATAACCACGATGGCCGTTCCAGTAGCCACGGCGATCACGACGGTTCTCATACCGATCGTGGCGACGATCATGCCGCTCCCAACGCTTCTTTTCGTTCCGATGTTCGTATCGGCGTTTATCACTGTACTGTACCTGCACAACATCCGAAGCGGCAGGAACCTGTGTGGCAACCGGCGCTGCTGATGCGGTACCAAGCGATGTCAGGCCCATGAAGACGGCCATGATTCCTGCGATAAATAGCGAGACGATTCTTTTCATAGTAGCTCCTGTTAACAATGCGCTGAGTGGTGCGCCTTTGAGTGTTAATGGAACATGAACAGAACTTTTAGATTCGAGTCTGCACCTCGTAATAGACAGTGGTTCCGGCCGGATTAAGCGGCATAACACGAACAAGTGAATGAGACACTCCGCCGATCATCAATTTATCCGTGGTGACAGGAACGATCGCCAAGCCTTTGGCAGCGATATAGACCTTCTTGTCGCTCGCCTTGATCAGCGTGCCGTCGATGTCATTGTTGTCGAACCGGAGGACTGCCAGCTTGCAAGGCGTCTTCTGAATCGTCGTGTCACCTGGATCATAGACAGGACCGCCACCAGCCACTTCGCGCCATATCTCGCCAGCGGAGCCGAACTTGTCGAGCAGGCGCAGCGCAGTTTCTTGGGCTTGAAAATAATTGAACGATTGACCCTGCACACTCATTGAACGACTCTACCTTCAAATGGAGACCAACGATGATCACTAGTTCTCAATGTCGTGCTGCGCGGGCACTGGTAGAGTACAGCATAGATCGGCTTTCTGTTGCTTCTGGTGTGAGCCGCGGAATCATCGAAATGTTTGAGCGGAAGCTTGAAAACGCAGATCCCGATGATATCGCCTCGCTTCAATCCGCACTCGAGAAAGGCGGCGCTATTTTCATTCCAGATGGTGATACAGGTGGAATTGGGGTCCGCCTGAAGTTCAGCAGGTCGCAAACCAAACGCATCGCGACACTGGAAGGTGAAGGTGGAATTGTCGGGAGCGATGATGTTCCCTAAGTCAAACATTGGCTAGACCGCCAGAATGCCGGGAACGCACATGCGCATGAACTGCCAAAGCAGGCCCTCGACGATGGTTACGACCGGCGTGGCGGCTGCCACCACATCAGCAGATGAACTGCCGCTTGATACGGCATATTCAACTTCCAGTTCTCCAACCTTCTCACGTTTGGTTACAGAGTTGCCGGTGACCACAGGTGAAAGACTGCCGGGCGTGATGAGTTCGAGGAACGAAGCCTCATAAGAGGCGTCGATTATCGGTTGAGGAATGGCCTCGGACGGGATTGCCTGGCCGTAACAGGTTGCGGCACCAGTGCGCGGCCATGCGCGCTCCTGATTGTATCCTCCAGTCCGAGAGCCTGAAAACTTTGGTTCATAGCGATCGATGACAAGAGAACCGCGCAACATGGCGGCTGCGATCTGCGCATCGGTCGCACCTTCGGGAATGACATAGCCATGGTCCCCAGCATATTGCTGGAACCCGTCTTTGGTCCCGTAAGCGGCCATTGTCATCTCCGATCAAATGGGGTGCCCGGCAGTTTCCCGCCGGGCAGATTGTTATGGGTGGGTTGCTAGTTCTTCGAGAGCAGCGATGATCTCGTCTTTCTTGGCGGGGGTCTTGTCGCCCAGCAGCTTCGTGGCAGCAGACTTGAAGGCCATGAACGGCACGTCGGTTGCATTTGCCATGGCAAGAACTTCGAGCGCAGTCTTGGGTTCGTCACCTCCGCCGGTTGGTTCCTGCTTCTTCTCAGCCTTGGCACCTGCAACCTTCAGGTGACCAGCGTCGAGCCAAGCTTTCACAACGGGATGGTCTTTCACACCATCCCAGTCCTTCTGCTCGACTTCAAGGCTGCCATCGTTGCCAGCGATAACCGGGCCGCCCGGAATGCCAAAGCCTCCAGGACGGTTGTTTGTGATCGTGATCTTGGACATCTGATGCGCTCCTTATATGCCGTCGAGATAGCGGACAGCACCGGGACGGCGGATTTCAACACCGCCAAGTCGGAAGATGCCGGGAATCTCGTATTTCAGCAGACGCTGCTCAGCCTGAAGCCAACGAAGCGGCATAGGCACGTGGATTTTCACGACGCCCGGGTCACGACGGTAGGCAACCATACGGTGCGTTCCGCCGGCACCTGCAGTCTCGAGTCCGAACACAGCGCGGATGGTCAATGGACGGCCCGTGCGAATGGTATAGATATTGGCACGCTGGATATGCTCCAGGATGGTCGTTGTCATCGTTGCATCCAATCGCTTGGTGGCGATCAGCGCATAGCGATCCTGATCGAGCAGGATGGTGTCGGCCTGTTCAATACCGTTGGATGCCGTGAAGATGACGCTGAGAACGTCGTTGACATCTTTGAGGATTTCATCGGCGGTCTTGTTTACCCAGAGCGGAGAACCGCCAGTGCCGTTTGCAGCAGTGAGCGCTGTGACGCTGACTGTATTCAGCAAACCGGTAAGGCCAAGCTTCGGACGGCCAAGGAAGGCCACATTGTCAACGAACTGCTCGTACTTGCGACGGGCAGCATCGGCACGGTCACTCTCCAGACGAATGCCGTATGCCTGAGCATGGGCAAGCTCCTGAAGATTGTAGCGGTAACCGATACCAGCCATGAAAACACGGCTGTTGCCGCTGTCGAGCTTGAAGTCGACAAACGGAATGTCATCGCCATCCGCAGCGAATTCCCGGGCCTGGCCGACATCGTCGCCCATCGAGAAGAAGTCGATAGCCGTTGTCCAGTCAGGTGCCGAGTTATCGACGGGTACGAGTTCCCGGTACTGATAGTCTGGATACTCGCGGGCGTAGATGCCCGGCTCAATGTAATTCTGAGCCGTGCGCAGGAAGTTCAGCGCCAGCGCGGGCGCGTCTTGGGTGAACATGCTCGTTCTCCTTACTTGGTGACGCCAAGGCGGAGACGTGCAAGCTGGTTGGTACCAGACGTGACGCTTGCCCATTCGGCATTTTCGATGAGTTGATTGGCAGCTGCGTTCGCAACGTTGGTGAAACCGCCGGTCGGGGTCATGTAGACGGGATCACCCTGAGCAACGGCGACGAGCGCGGTAACCCAGATGGAGCCGTTCTTCATGATACTGATCTGATCGTAGGCCTTGTAGACTTCGCCATTGGCAAAGGGCAGCGTGCGATCGACAACAGCAACACCGGCAAACTTGCCGATCGCTGTTGGCAGCTTCACTGTGTCCTCGACAGTATCGAACAGGACGCCGCTACCGAAGGGAATGTTGCCGGAAGTCGCATTGACGATCATCGAGATGATGTGATGCGGTTCCGTGGTCGCGATCATGCCGGGATAACCGGCAGGAGTATCACGCGAATAGGATACGGTTGGGAAAGCCATTATGCGGACTCCTTCTTGCCCTGCCATGCGGCTGCATCGCGAGCGAGCATTGCCGTGTAGGCAGCATTGGAATTGAGCGCGCCGTCGTTGTTCTGAATGCCGTTCTGCACAACAGTGCGGAACGGATCGACAACCTTCTTGGCGTCTTCGGCGAGAATGTCGAAGCGAGCGTCAATATAGGCGTCGACCTTGTCCTTCACTGCTTCATCGCCGAGCTTGGCAATAACGGCAGCCTTGCGGATTGCCGCATCGGTAAGGCCTTCGGTCTTCACATCCTTGGCAATTGCCTTCGCCACAGTGATTAGGTCGGCGCGAGTCTGGACGCGCTTGTCGAGGTCTGCATCAGAAAGCACCTTGGCTTTCGTCGCATCGATCTCAGCGTCTTTCTTCGCGATTTCAGCATCCTTGGCAGCGAGCGCGATCTGATGTGCCTTCTCTGTGTCAGCAAGCTTGGTATTGGCATCGGCGAGCCGCGACTGCAGCGTGCCGATCACCGTGGCACCCTGATCGGTTACTTCAACCGGGATGCCATCGACGGTAACCGTCTTCAAGGTCATGATCTTTTCCTTCTCTGGTTTTTGATCATTGGTGATCGGGGCAACGCCCCATGCGCTCGCATCACCGATACGAACCTGCTTTCCGGCCCGGCCGTGCTGCACAATGGCAACATGGTTGAGCCGGATATTCTTTTGGATGGCGTCGTAGGCCTCACCCCCTGGTGTGGTACCGGCGGTGAAATCGAGGTCGCAGGTATAACCGGCGCTCAATTCCTGTTTGCCGGCCTCGATGTCGTTGATCGCGCTCTCGTCGCTGACCATGAGCGGGACACGGATGAAGATGCCCTCCCCCGTTACCTCGTCGCCGGTTTGTCCGACTGCATAGTCTTTCCAATTCTTGGATGTGACATGCTCGTCAGGATGATCGTTCGTCACCGGACGGTGCGCAGCGCTCCGTAAGGTTTCATCGCTGAACACCTCGGATCCTGGCCGATAGACGCGAACCAGAGCCATATCCGGCTTGCCGACTTCCGAACCAAGATAGTTCTGGATACCAGTGCGCGCGATACGTGCGTCGGCAACAAGGTAGCCGTCATCGCGCCGGCGCGTTCCCGCGACGGTTACAGCGTCGGTGAATTGCATGGACAAGTCTCCGGTTTTAAGGTCTATGGAAACGCTTTTGGAGGGATGACATGGAAGCCAGAACCGCCACGCCCCAAGACCTCAGTCACGTTTTCGAGCATCTCGCTGCCAGAATGAGCCAAGACTACGCGACTGTCGGTGAAACTGAAGGCAAAGCAAAAGAACATCTTCTCATGGACTTGAAGGAAGGACGTGGTCACGCACTTGTCGAGAAAGATGAGACTTTGGCCGTCATAACCTGGCATGAGAACGATGATGTGGCTTACACGTCATTTGCTGCCGATGAAGAGTTCTTCAGTGCAAAAACAGTTCGGTTCTGCAAGCGTCATATTCGCAAGATTCAGCAGCTCTGCGGTAATATTCCAATCAGGTCCGTCAGTCGGAACCGTCCCGACGTTGAACGCTGGTTTGCTGTAATCGGATTTAACAAAATCGCGCAGAGCGAAAACGGCGCAACATTCGAATTGCCTGCCAGCAGAGCTTAGTTGATCTTCGTTGGTGTCGCTGCGGCGATAATCTCGGCCTCACTTGGCTCCTGTTCGGAAAGCTTGCCATACTCGCCAATGAAGCCGTCCAGACCAGGCAAACTGCCATCTTCCGTGAACGTGTTGACCAAAGCATCGGAGAGCGCTTCACGAGTGATGATCTCCTGACCTGACGCCGAACCGATCAATGCACGTGCTGCGTCCGACTTGGTCTTGAAGATGTCGGCTTTTTCCTTCTCGGACATTTGCTCGAGCGGCGCCCATTCGTAATAGATCGCCTCGTCACGGGCTCCTGTTGCCGACCGGATAATGCATTCGTCGAGCCGCGCCATAGCCGGCGTTAGTTCGAGCTCCTGAATGGACTGGATGCGATCATGATAGTTCTTCATATCGCTCGTCCCGGTCGCATTCATTCCGGCCGGAGACTGACCGAGCAATCGCGTAACCGGAATATCAGCAGCGCCGGAGACGATCTGCATGAAGGCCATGAGAATATCAGTCAAACCAGCGAGTTGCGCGCTTTTGCTCTCATACTCTTCCTCGGCGTCGAGAATCAGCGTGCAGTTGATGCCTTTGATTGTGTTTGCCAGCGTATAGCGCTGCAGGATGGCATTCTCGTATTCCTTGTTACCGATATTTTCGGTAAAGCCGGGGACCTTGATGATATCGATCTTCGCTTCGAAGATGAGGCTGGCGATGTTTCCGGCCGTGCTGTCGGCGTTCTTGATCGCGTCAAGCGTAGCGGTCAGGATGCTCTCGCCCCAGCCCTGCGACATGCCGCTGATATCATCGTCAGGTGCCATAGCTCCATTGAAGAGCACCAGGCGCGAGGGATGGATGATCAACTGCTTGCCGTTCAGGCCGGTCAGGTAGTAATTCTCCGGCTTGTTGAACCATTCGGATTCAGGATCGCGGTCGATGGCACCAGCCTTGAGCTGGCGACGTGTCAGCACGGTCAGGTGCTTGACGCCAGCTTTCCCGACCTTCTCTGGGGCAAGCGGTTGCAACGGATCCTCGTCACTAGTTCCGATATAGAGCGCGGCGCCGCCAAACAGCCGGCCCTTCTTCGACGCCTCAAGGATCTTGCCCTTGATGTTGAGGCGCTTCTCTTCCTTCTCGATAAGCTCGATGACTTTGTCATCGGCCTGCCAGTCGCGCCATTTGCGGCAGCTATCCAACGCAGGAATGTCGATGATCTTCCTTGGCAGCCATGAACCACGATAGGCCGCAACGATCTGGTCATCGGTCAAGACAGGCTGGGTATAGAAAACGGTCGATGCCTTGTCGCGTTCGGTTCCCATACGGGAAACAAGGCTCGTGAGGCTGTCACGAGCTAATGTCAGTATGTTTCCCATCTAACATCCTTCAAATATGGTCGAGGGTGAATTTCGAAGCGATATTCACATTGTCCGCCGCGATCATAGCGTCAGCGAGGTTGTGCGACTTAACTCCAAGGTCCTTCTTGAGCTTGAGCTTTGGAACGACGCGCTTCTTGCCTTCGCTTTCAACCCACCAAGGCACACAAAGCTCGGTAAACAGTGCATCAAGCTTTTCTGCACCCATCCCTGACGAGAACGACAGGATGTCCTCTGGCTTGATCGACTGGCCACGCGTAACAGCGTTGAATGTAAGCATGGCGCGGCGGGCAGTGTTGGCCCAAGCCTGCGCTTTAAGGTTCAGATACTCGTTTTTGTTGTCCGGACTGTTGGTGTTGAGCGGGTCGCTTGGCTTCTCCGGGTCCATTACGACACCGCCGGCATGGAAGGCGTAGTGCTTCACCTTTGCCCCGTTAACCTTATTCTGCTCATCAATATAACCGCCGACGAAGGCGCCAACACCGATAGTGTCGTAGGAAACGAGAGCCCCGCTATTTTTAGCCTTTGCCCAGACCAGCTTGGCATTTTGTACCAACTCGTCCTTGCCAGACGTCCAATCATTCGCATCGGTGAAAACGCCTGCGATCTTATCTGCTGTGGCGCAGTTATCTTCACCATCGTCGGCTGGGTCGAACCCAATGACATTCCGACCGGTAAGATTGATGGCCAGGACGAGGTGAGCATCAACACATGCATCGAGCCAACGCCGCTTGAATATGGAGAGCTCACTATCTCCGAGAGGAACGCCACCGTAGATGTGTTCGAACGTCTCAGGATCATTCTCCCTCATTACCGCAATGTCGCGCAGGGCCTTTTGCGATAGGAATGGGTTCTCCGTGTAATTGATGCGCCTGACAACGCAGTGGGGCGGCACGTTGACTACGAAGTTCTTCCACACATAATCGGTGACTAACTTCGGATTGAACAGCAGGATCGCCAGACTGTCTTCCTTACGGATTGTCGGCGCAATAACTTCCCACTGATCTTTGGTGAGCTTTTCGGCCTCTTCAACCCAAAGGATGTCGATGTCAGATGTTCCCTTGATTTCGTCAAGGTTGCGCTCGATCCCGTAGAATATGAACTCCGAACCTGTCGCCCTATGGATGATGGTTGTCTTCTGGACATCGAACGCTTCAGATAGCCCGAGATGACTGATCGCCCACTTCAATTCGGTGTAGACAGATTCCTGAATTCGGTTCTGAAACCGCCTGATGCACAAGACGCGCATCTTGACGGGAACATGGTCAACCAGCCTGACCAGCTGGCATGCTGTGTCTCGTGTCTTAGAGCTTGACCTGCCACCGTGCAAAACGGCGATATCAGCCTGCCCTAGGAATACCTGCTCCCAGAAATCAAACAGTGCAGGATTTGTGAGGGACACATGCGCATTCAATCTGCAACCTTTTGGCGGAGAACATCACGCCATGAGCGTGTCTCGGTCTGGATAGGTCCGCCATTCTTGCCAGTGTGTTCGTTTTTCTCGATCAGGAGACCATGCAGCTTTGCCTTGCCCATTACTGCAGCAACAGCAGCGCTAGCGCCCTTCTCGTCAGCCATTGCCAATTGACGAGCTTCTTCCAGCTCGTTTGTGAGGCTTTCAACCGTGACGGCGGCGCGTTCTGCACTCTGAGATTGCAACTCGGTCACCCGCGCTACGATGTTCTCATTTGCACTCAATCTTGATGCATTGCCCCGATGTGGCTTGAAGCCAGCAGCAGCATAAGACTCATCAGTGGTCTTGCCTTCGAACCTTGCTTGAGCGAACTTCTCGTGCCTTGCGTTTTTCAGTACTGGCATAGATGAACCTTGGAGAATAATCGCAGTGGACGACAAAAAGCCGGACAGATTTGATGTTAATGAGGGTGCGCGAAAACTAGCGGTTGATGCCGCGATAAGGGCACTGGTTGACCATGCCAGCGCAACTGATCCTGACTTGCGGCATCGTATACTTGCAACTGTCGAAACCTATATAACGGGTCTTGAGCCACAATCGGATCTGGAAAACGATTTTGCTGAAAGAGCGAGAGCTAACGTTCAATCTCTTATTCGACCAGCTTCATGATAGCCCATGCTACTGGGTTGAACACTTGGTTATCGATCCTGACTCAACGTTAGTATGAAGGAACGGACCGTAGGTTTCGCCGGTCGCCTTGACGCCGATGTAGCTGCCGCGGTGCTCCTGCCATGTCGCCAGCATCAGTCCATGTTCCTTGTAGGAGACAAGGATGGGATCAGCCATCGCCTGCTCGGGTTCACCCTTGGTCCAACGCATTGGGCACCTATTGTTCAATTGTTAAAGACAAGTATTCTGAAAAGATGGACTTCAAACAGCACTTCGACGCACTCAGAAACCTTGGAGGAACTTCATGCCAAAGTCCAAAGTGTCACCAGATCACGAAGTCATTGCTGCGCACATGTCGGCGGTCACCGTAGCTTTTCAGATGCTCGTTGTATGCCTGCAAGACAAAGGCGCTCTTCAACCAGGCCAATATCCAGCGGCATTGCACGGCTACATGGAAATGGCGAAGGATAAGACCGATCCAATGACACTCTCCATGCTGGACGATTTCGCCAAGCGCTGCTGAATTGACCGGTGCGGTATGAGGGGAGAAACCTGGTTATTCTCGGCCATCATTCTAGTGACCGTACTTGTAGCCTGGTTATGGCTCTTTCAACCCCACGACTGAGAGGTCCGAGCAGCTTTCATCATCTGCAATTGGTTGCGGAGGCAGGATCCGAACCTGCGACCTTCAGGTTATGAGCCAAGCGAGCTACCAGACTGCTCCACTCCGACAAAACTGAATAGAGGCTGGTATTTGTCAGGCGCTAAGGCTTGGCTACTGACCAGTTTCGCATCCCCAAGGCATCTAAGGGACTTTCTCCCCTCTGCCACTACGATAGCGAGAATCCTAAGAGGGCCTCGGTCGCTACACTGTACCCATTCGCGGTTTAGGTCCGCTAGTCCATCTGAATTGGGTGAATAGATTTCCATGGCGGGAAGCCGTGAAGCTCTTCCCATGCACCCGGCGAGTATTCCCTGTCTAAAGGTCCGCCAGTCAGCCGCAAATCACCTATATGCGCGTATACCTGATTTGCTCTACGCCAGAAAGGATTTTTTTCATCACCTGGGGATAATTACCTGCGATAGGCCTGTAACGGTGGCGTAATTAACTGGGCGGTGGATTTCTTGGTTCCCGATCCCACTCCAACGCAGCTGAAAGCTCACCATAATTGATAGCGAAAACCTGCCTTTTCGATGATGCAATATTGCGAGCGGGAACGGTGATGTATGTCGCGACACGGCGATAGGAAACCAATAACATGCCGTCAATTATTTCTTCGTCTTCATCCACACCGTATTCACCGGGCGGCATTGTACCTTCGATACCCGGGAGTGTGAACGGATGAGCGAACTGTACGACACTATGTTTGACGCGCGTGACCATGGCACTTCCTTTAACCTACGGATAGCAGTTCGTGCCGGCGCCTCTGGTTGATAATTTCAGTAACAAAACCCATTCATATGGATAATTTTCATTTCAGAATAGCCGGAGATGATTAATATATGCGTTGACTGTTGTATACGGCCTCTAAGGGACCCAAATATATATCATACTTTTATTAACACGTACTGGATAAATTGATGGCTCTATCTTTTCCTAATCGAAGCCGAAGCTATGATACGGCGCATCAGCGTATAAGATTCTACGGATATGACGGATTATTTGAAGTCTGTTTTTATGTCGAAGCCGACGCACTCAAAACTGCGGCGTCGAACAGAGACACTATCGAAAAAGACTGCCTGCTAGCATTCGATGCCGCACGAGAATCGATACTCAAAGCAGCAAGGAATATCTACAGCACTCGCCGCAAGAGCTTGAACTTGATTTGCTCCGCGGACCTTAGGTGACGCAATTGGCAGGTAAGCGCGACTAGGCTGGTTCGGTCGTTTTAGGTGTTATCTGCCGGGCGTCGAACTGGACGGGCGTCATGCGTCCAAAGAGCTCGATTAACGCGATGATGCGGCCGGCTCTCGTAACTTCGTCTACAACGCCGTCGAAATTCGCAAACGGGTTGGTTTCATCAGTCACAAAGATGTCCATCCCCGCAGGGAACCGCCGCTTGTTAGTCTCCTTGGTCGTCCTGCATTCTTCATTGCGATGTAAGCGGGCTGCCCGAGTGTCATCGAATGCTAGATCCAGCTCAGCCAGGAATATTGTTTCGATGCTCGCGGCTGAAATCCGGACCGGGCGCCCATCGACGCTTAGGATGCTTTCAACGCCATCGCAATTGTTCACGCGGTAGAAGTCAGGGCTTTGAGGTTTAAACCCAACGAAAAGATAGCGCGGCATCAGCGGGTTTTCTCGCAGTGAATAGGTGTGGGTTTTGTGGTTTTTCACCTCGACGCGTCGGCGGGGCAGATAAAAGTCGTATGAGAGCTTTCGAATATTCTCGACTGCCTTCTCTTCGCCCTTTACGGCCGTGCGCACCACGTACCAGTGCTTGTGTTCGTCAATTCCAGCTTTCATGCCCTGTCCTGTTTCTTTCGGGGCGCCGCTTCCCGTTATGCTGCTTCGGTGAACGCCATCGACCTGCATTGATTGGAAAGCATGCGAATATGACCGCGCTTCTCCAGTCTATGGATCATGTGAAAAGCCGCTGTCTTCGATACGCCAAGAGCTTCTGCTGCCTCGCTGTAGGTCGGGGCAACACCATGCGTGGCCTGAAAATCCCTGAGGAACGCCAACGCCTCGGATTGGCGCTTGGTCAGACCGGACGGCTCGACATGGAACCGTCTCGCTATTTCCCGCGCCAGCGCCGGGCTAACCGCGATGAGGCGATCTGCCCTTTCCTCAATGGTGGCCATGGCCGAATTCTCTGCATCTTCCATGCTACGCACTCCTACGCTGCTTTGGTTTGGCGCACGGGCCAACGTGTTTTGACTATGATTTTTTTCTGACGGACGATGCCTTGCACGATCGGTTCACCGTGGCGCCGGCGCATCTCTCCGAGCCATTCGGACCATTCCGGCCTATCTGGTGTTATGATAAAGTCCCCGTCGTGATCCGTGGCAGGGGCATCGACCAGGTCAAGGAACAAACGGTTTCGGAGGTATGGGAAAATCAAGGCGGGCTTTGAGCGAAGGACCTGGAGGCGCTGATATTCACCGGCACACTCAACAGCTGCGATCTGATCGGGTTCTGATAGCTTCAGGAAAACGGCTTCCGCGGCTTCCCGCTTGTCTGGACGATGAGCCTCAGACCAATCATTCCAGAATTTTGAGAAAGCCCCTCCTCCTGCGCGTTCACGCGCTCCGGATGGTTCTCTTACTGGTTCCCTTACAAGGTTAGTGTCCGGATTCTGGACACGGCTTTTGTCATTTTCCGGACACGGCTCGGGGATTTTTCCGGACACGGCTCCGTGTCCAGTTTCCGGACACGGAGCATCAACATGTGGTGTAGGCTCATCTTTTGACGCACAAACGAAACCGTCCTCGAATGCGAAGACATAGCTAGTCGATTGCTGCCGCTTTGTCGTCTCGTTGACGCGCTGCTCCCGACGGATCAGCCCCTTCTCTTCAAGAGCCTTCAAATGCTCATTGAGTGACGACCGGGACATCTCGCAATCATGGGCAAGCTTATCCTGAGAGGGGAAGCAACCTTGATCGGGGTTGTGACGATCGCATAGGTGCCACAAGACGAGCTTGGTCGCAGGCTTGAGCCCACGCTGCCGAATTGCCCAATTGGTCGCGTTGTGGCTCATGCGGCGCCTCGATCCCGCTCCGCTGCCCGGCGATAGTCAGCAGCGACGTGAACGAGAACGTTCAACTCGCGAGTGACGCGTTCGATATCGTGATCGGGACGCTCGTTACGCCCGGTCGCGAAGTTCTCAAGCCAGACATGCTTTCCGTAGATGAGCTTGGATATCTCGTCCGAGACCTCCTGATTGGTGAGGCGCCGTGTCATGCCCGAGCTCCAAAAAGCCAGCGGGGAAGGTAGATTTCCGTATTGAATCTTGGAGGTCTAAAACTATATTTTTCAGCGGTTGCCCACGCTTCGCGAGGCAACCGATTCAGAATCACCAACCGTTCACCGACTTGGAGGAAATGATGAACGCCAGACTGTTTGACCGCCCTATTTTTGTGAAGGACGGAAACTACATCACCCGGGAGATCGCTTCTCTCGAGGACGCCATTGATTTTTTGGAAGAATGGCCAGAAGTCGACCAGAACCTCATTTATCAAACCGCATGGAAAGCATGTTGCGACGCTTACGATGGACATAAGCCCCTCAGCGTAGCGCGCGATGCGTTTGAAGGCTTTGCCAAGCGGGCCAAAATCTATAAGGACCCGGTCTCCGTCATGCCATGGATCAACAAGGCAAAGACCGGTGGCGGTCGCATGACTGCCTAAACGAACCATTTGGATCTGGAGGTGGCTGGTCACTCGGCTGCCTCCGCGAATTTGCCAGTCTCGTTGCCCCAAGCAGTCCAGCCAGGGCGCTTCGTGCGGGAGAACAGGTCGAGACGAGCCGCACGCGGCATCAGTTGCTCTGCTTCGAAATACGCCTCTTCCGGCTTGCGCGAGTGTTCGCGAACCTTGCCGTGAATAACTGATCGGGTTGAATGCGTCAGCTTTGGTTCGCCACGCTTGGCTATAATGAAAGGCTCGTGAGACCCGCGCAGGCCGTATCCGGTGCCGAAAGACACCTTGCCGTGCTTGGTCATCTTCACCCACACCCCCTCGGTGCAGTACTCGAATCCCCAAGCCCTCACGGTTGTGAGCTGCTGCGGCAGCATCGGTGCTGTACACCAAAGCCAGAGCAGGCAATTTGGTGCAGCCAGATCCATGACAGGCATTGCGTTGATTTCGTCCAAAGCCATCGTCTCGTAATGGGCATGTGCGCTCTTGCCCTCGCCTTTTTCTGAGCGAACGACAAACCGCCATGGCGGATCGGCCATGATGAAGTCAAAGCTATGTGGGTTGATCCCCGCGAACGGCCAGTCAAACAGATGCATCAAATCCCCCCGATGAAGAACAGAGGGATGATCATCCAAGCGAGAGCGATGATCAGGAGCAATCCGCCAAGCACTTTTGTTGTGAGGCTAACAGGCTCTATGGAGTGGTTGTCGTTCATCCTGCCTCTCCCATTGATAAATCGCCGGCGAAATGGAATTGTCCGTCAGGGGCTAATACGTCTGGGGGAAATCTATGAGTTGGGGCTTTGAGCGCGGCCGTATCTACAATCGGCGCAAAGACATTCATGCGCCCTTTGGCGGCCAACAACAGGGTGGTATCATCACCCCTGCCAAGCACTCGCTGGTGATTATCATTACTGGCGAAGAAGGGGCAGAACACGGATACGCCGATCGTTGGCAACCCGAAGGTGTCTTTGAATACTTTGGAGAAGGTCAGCTTGGCGACATGTCGATGAGAGCCGGCAACAAGGGAATTGCTGAACATTCGATCGATGGCAAAAGTCTGCTTCTTTTTACCAAGACCAAAGCTGGGCTGCGATTTGAAGACGAGTTCGTTTACGAATCCCATCACATCGAACGCGCTCCCGATCGGGAAAAAAATCTTCGCGACGCTATCGTGTTCGAGTTGAGGCCGATTGCCAGTGTTGTTGAGGTAGTGGAGGAAGAACTTCCCATCGCAAAAGCTCCTGCGGTCGATCTCGAGGAACTTCAAAAAAAGGCAATTGCCGCCGCCAAGGAGAGTCCTGGCAAGACGAAAACAACGACCACCGTGTTCGAACGCAGCCGGCACGTCCGTGATTACGTAGTCGCGCGAGCGAAAGGCACCTGCGAGGGATGCAAAGGCCCTGCCCCGTTCTTGCGATCGAATGGGGTTCCTTACCTGGAGCCACATCACATTCGCAGGATGACAGACGGCGGTCCCGACGATCCGCGGCACGTGATAGCCCTCTGCCCTAATTGCCACAGGCGTGTTCATTCCGGAGCTGACGGCCCCGATTTCAATGTGAAGCTTGCAACTGCCATGCTTGGGATTGAAAAGAAGAGCTGATTCCTGTGGGGCGCAGTTGTTCATGCTGCCACCAGGAGCTTGAGTCTTCCGGCCATTCCGGGATTTCGCAGGACATGGCCGCGCTCTTCCAATCCGCAGACAAGGCGGTGAATACTGCTTGCCGATGACAATCCCAATGCTTCCTTCATCTCGGCAAAGGAAGGAGTGAAGCCGTGGCCGTGCTCAATCTCTCTTACGAAAGCGAGAAGCTCAGACTGGCGTGCTGTGAGGCCGATGGTGGTCATTTGTGGTCCGCTATATGTTCAGATGTCGGTTCTTTTCGCTGTTTTCTTCGCTTCTCGAACCTTCGCCAAAAGCTCTGAAGCCTCGCTCTCGAAATCTTCCATAAGAGCATCCGGATTCACTTCCTTTTCGAGATCCAATTCGTGTCGAAGATGCGCGATCTGCCGCTCGCACATGTCGAGGTAGGCAGCTCGTATGCGCTGGAAAAGCGTGGCGTCGATGGACTTCGCCCGCTTTGTTCTCAAGTGATTTAAAGTCCAGAATGGGAGGCCATATCGTGTCTGCAAACGCTCCATCGCGTTGCTGGTATCTCCCCAGCCTCGACTTTCTCTTTCGATCATGCGGTTGACGTAACCGCTGGCAATTTCGGCGCTACTCATGACTCTACGCTCCGAAGTTAAATCGTGTTCCAGATGCTGAGTTTCTCTGCACGTCATGCTCAAATTCCTTGGCTAGGTTGATCGCATGACGAGCAACCCGAAGGAGAAACAGACGCACACAGATGGATTGCCCCTGGAGGCGAACGACATCAGCGAAAGCGATGGGGATCACAACGCTGATGAATTTGAACAGATTGGAGTTCTCGCCGAGCGCATCCTGTCCCGCGCAAAAGCGATGAAAGAGATGGAGGAAGCCAACGCCGCGGCTTCCTCCGTCAGTTATGCTCAAGCCTGCTTGGGAGGTCAGGAGGACGTGGCGAGCAATTCGGTTGTTGGGCGTGCCGTTCGGGCTGGGAACCGGCGCAACGGATTCAGCCCGGCGGGACACGACAACAAGAGTTTCAGGACGGAACAGAAGGTCAAATGAGGCGCGGTCCATCAGGCTGCCACCTCTTGCGCCGCTTTAGTGCAGTTATGGCACTGGTGCGAGCCATAGCCGGCGCAAGCGCTCGGATGCTGGCAATCAGGCCGAAGATTGACCGGCTTGTGCAGGAATGTCGATGGCTCGAAATTGGTGACGGCTTGCTCTTCTTTCGTACCCGTATGATTAACACCGCTTGCGCGGACCTGACCGGCGATGGATGGGAACCCATCGTTTTTTGCGCTCGCGGGAGAAGAGCTATGTATGCCCGGCTGGCCGTCGTCAGCCGCTGGGGTATGCGGGTCAAGCTTGGTTTGGTTGGACGACAACGGTTCAACGTCATCGACGTTCGCCAGTCGGACTGTGTCCTTCACTGCAGCGATTGCGTGATCGTCCATCTCGTTTGCCGTTTCCGGCGAATTGGTTGCGCCGACTTCCACGGCGCTGCTGGCGCGCATCGCGGTGCTGTCTACATCATCACCTCCTGCGTTGGCTGGGCTCGCGACCGAGTCAGCCGGATCGTTTATGCTCGCGCTGCTTTGGGCTTCCAGTCCCTCATCAAGGGAAACGGTATCGTCGAGTATTTCACCCGTGTTCGGGTCGAAATTCTCTTCACGCTCGATCATGATGTCGACGGCAGTGACCAGCGCTGCGCGCCCGGCTTCGGTCTGGACAGCATTCGCGACGGTCGCGACAAGCTTCGCGTTGAGCGGAAATTCTTCAATGTTTTCTCGTGTACGCGCGGACGCGGGCGCCTGATCGCCATTTTCGTAGGCCGAAAGGTACAATTCAAAGATTGCTTCGCGCTCGCTGAGGGTGTCCCGGCCAAGCTTCTCAACTTTTCGGAGATGCGAAACGACATTGCCGAGAACGGTCTTGTCGTAGCCCCTGCCCTTTGCCTCGGCATAAACCTCGCGGATATCTTCGCCGAGTGTGTCTTGCTCTTCCTTGAGGCGAAGAATGCGGTCGATGAATTGCTTGACTTCCGCTTCGGCGCTCATGCTGCGCGCTCCGAAACCGGAAACAGATCGGGGCGAAGTACATGACCGGGGATGTTGGTGACCTTGGACACATCGCCGATGCGCTCAGCGGGTACACGGTCCCACTGAGACACAGCGCCTCTGGTCACTCCGATCTGTCGTGCAAGTTCAGCCAGGCTCATAACTGCCTTAACTGCTTCCATCCCGGTTTTGGTCATTACATTCTGCCGTCAAACTGTTTCGGTTCTTAGTTATGTACAGTTTAACTAAACTATCGTCAAGCGAGACTATCGAAGATTTTCAGAAATCGCATAGTTATGCTAAGCGCATGGAACTCAAAGACCGAATCTTGATGGCTCGCGAGGAAGCGGGCATGACGCAACAAGAACTCGCAAACGCCACGAAGAAAACCCGTGGCGCCGTGTCCCAATGGGAATCAGGTGAGACAAGGCCAAGGCATGCGACTTTGCTTGCCATAGCGAATGCGACAAAGAAGACCTTGGCTTGGTTGGAAAGCGGGCTGGACCTCGATACGACTGCCTATCTGGATACAAAGCACCCTGCTCCCAATGCGAGCTTTCCGCCGCGGTATCAGAAGTTCTCAGAAGACCAGTCGGTACCCTTGCTCGGACAGACCGTCGGCGGTCCTAATGGACGCTTTGCCCTTAACGGGGCGGAGATCGGCCGGGTATTCTGCCCGCCAGGATTGGAAGGCGTCGAAGGGGCATATGCAGTTCGCGTACACGGCACTTCGATGGAGCCACGTTTCAAGGCTGGCGAGACTGTTTGGTTAAACCCTCAAGAGCCTGTCCGCGCCGGCGACGATGTGGTTGCGCAGATCCTTCAGAAGGATGATGACCAGCCGGTAGAAAGCTACATCAAGCAGTTTCAATCGAGATCGTCAAAAGTGCTTAGGCTTTTGCAGCACAATCCAGAAGAAGGCGAAAGCAGGGAAATAGAATTCGATAATGAACGGGTGTTCTCCGTTCATAAGATAGTTTTTCACGCTACAGTTTGAGCAATCCAAGTCGGTCGGATTGTCAAATTTCGAAATGCAGCAGGCTTGGGAGGGCATTCACTACAACGTATCTTCTTACAAAGCTGCATGTAATTGTGAATTCCTAGTTCTGATGCTTTCTGCAGATTGGAAAGGTACAGTACGCGAGAATGCCCGCAATCATCGCATGCGACATAAATACTTGCCAATTCTACAACGAGGCGAAGCGCATCCGAGTTATCGAAGGGAGCACAATCATACATTCCTCTCTCCTGTTTGTTCTTCTTTCGTTCCTTTCTAAAAGCAGGTTCTCAACTTAAAGTCGAGTCGGTTTTCACCTTTGTTAGGAAATAATTAATGGATCCTGTTCGTCTCATCGTAGTCATGGCCTTCGACCGATCGGACGAAGGTGAGCTTAAGCCTGCGTTCGAAGCAATGCAGTTCGAAGTGGAGGATCGCGCTATCCGCAGCGCCAAGGATTTGGCCACAAAGCATGTCGGCGTTCTCGCCTGGTCGAGAAGTGCCGAACCAGACATTGGGGAATACGGGCCGCCGACTTTGCTTTTTCAAGCCGGCGAAGTCCCGGATATGGAGTGAGAATTGGCAACAACCCAAACGAAACGAATACTCATTCTTGCAAAAACCTATCCTTCCCCGAGCAGCAAATATTCAGAAACGTCGTGCGTGGCAGGAATCGATGACAAAGGGCAACTGATACGTCTTTATCCAGTTCCTTTTCGGTTGATAGCAAACGAACAGCAGTTTCGAAAATGGCAGTGGATAACGGTCCGGACCCAAAAGGCCCCTAAGGACCATAGGCCTGAAAGCAACAAACTGTTTGTCGACACGATCGAGCGAGATGAGGATCCCCTTTCCACAAAAAACAATTGGAACGATAGACGAGACCAACTTTCGAAGGTTCATGTCTACAGCGACTTTTCTCAGTTGGAATTGGAGCGGCAAAAAAACAAAGTAACCCTCGGAGTCGTAAGACTATCGTCAATAAAACGGCTTATGATTACCCCAGTCAACGACCCAGATTGGACCGGAGCCGAACTTCAAAAGCTCTTGCAACACCAGCAACAAGTTGGGCTTTTCGACGATACCGATGAGAAGGCAATTAGGACTCTTCGGAAGCTTCCGTTCGATTTCCACTATGAATATGAATGCTATTCCGCATCGCATGGATCGATGGAGTATCGTCACAAAATCGTGGATTGGGAGGTTGGCGCGTTATTTTGGCGCTGCTTTGACAAATATGGGGTGAATTGGGAAAAGCCATTTCGGGATAAAATTGAAATAGAACTCCCCACGAAAGACTTGATGTTTCTCATGGGAACAATCCATCGATTTCCCGACAAATGGCTTATTGTGAGCTTGATATACCCACCGAAAGAAATGCCAAAGCCGACAACACTCGATCTCTTTGATTGACTTATTCGGCAGCTTCTAACCCAAATGTCGGCAATGCCGACCGATTTCGTTCATATTTCTTTGGATCATCCCCGTAGAGATCGAAATGTGATATCCCATAGTCAACCAATTTTTCCGCAATGATGGAACGATGGCACGTCGTCGGATCTCTTTCGAAGCAGAGCATGCACGTAATGTTCTGCGCAGCGACACCAGCGAGATCTGCCACGCGTTTAGTCGCCTGCGCAGTTTCGATATGATCAGTGTATATCTTTCGAAACTCATCAAACCGACCCGCCCTCGCCGCATCTCTGCCGGGCTTCGGGTCGCCTAACTCTTGATAAGAATGGTATTCGATGTCAGCGCGCTCTAAGTGATCACGCAACGAGTTTTTCGAGAAGCCCTTTTTGCGTGAAAGAGGCAATGCCCTCACATCTGCCAGGACCGCTACACCCACAACCTTGAGAGTCTGAACGAATCTTTCGATATCGGTACCTTCGTATCCGATGGTGTAAATCGTGGGCATAGTGGGATTCCTTTCTCCTAAGGAGACCATGGCATGGTTAACATACCCTTAGCCAAATTTTCAATCCGTGCATTTGCCGCGCTGAAACCGGGGACATTCGCCCTTCGGGCGATTTTCAATTTCGTTGTATGCCGGACAAACTTTATTGTCCAGTTAAACTAAACTTTTTTGATAAAACCCTCTTGCCTTGTGTTTAGTTAAACTGTACATATGATCCATCGAACAACGGATGGATGCAATGAACATCATCAACCAAGAATTCAGGACACGGGAACAGGTTGAAGCCGAAACAGACTTCATCATCGAGAGCATTGCCGACGCGCTGCGCAATTATCCTGACACCAATTCCAAGCGTTTCGCTTGCATGGCAGCTGCTGACGGCAAGCCTTCGTTCTGGGTGCGGACGCGCTACAGCAATACAGCGTCTGCCCTCTTCACAGACCACGCCAACCTTACCGGCGATCTGGAAACCGCAGTCGCACTAGCAAAGCTGCCCCGTGATTGCTGGACCGTCTATCAGCAGCTCGAAGCGCTGATCCCTCTCAACCGTAAAGCCGCTGAACAGATGGTCGAGCAGTACGCCCTGCTTGGTCACATGCGCGACCTCGGCGAGCTTCTGGCTCGTGAGACGCACATTATCTGCAACGGCTTCAAGTCGAGGGGAAACTGATGGATTTCCTCGTCCCCGTCATCGCCCTGCTTGGTTTCACCACTGTCGTTCTCGGCAGCATTGGAAAGACTCTTGCGAAGGATGAAGAAGCTCGCGCGGAGGTCGATCAATGAGCCCGCGCAACGTCACCATCGCAATCGCCGCACTGCTACTTTCAGGCTGCGGAACCTACAACCACTGGACGCCTCGCGAGCCAGACCCTGTCACCCGCTATTCCTGCGATGACGGTTATTACGATTGCACCCTGCGTACTAGCAACCAGGCTGGCGATCGCGGCAAAGCCTCACGAGGCGCGAAATGAACGGCTATTTGGACACTCATAGCCGCGAAAGCAGCATCATGGTGTCTCCGCGGCGCGCTTTTCCCGACATGTACGAGGCACGCATAATGCCTCATGAGCTTCAGCCAGTGCCTCAAGCCAAGCTCCGACTTCTACGGGGATCTTCTCTTTTTCCGTTGCCCAAGCCTCAATCAACGAAACATCGCACCCCAGCACTTCGGCAATCTGGATTGGCGTCCAGTGCACGCATTCGAGTGCCTCTACAAAGCGTTTCGGGGTCATTCCGTCACCCTACTCCAAACAATGGAGATTTCAATTGAGCGGATATTCCCACTTAAGGCCTGAGATGAATGCGCAGCAAATTTGCATCGCCGCTGAACTGGCTTGCATCGAGCGCCTCCCGTCCCGCGAAGAAGCTTTGCAGCACATCGAAGCCCGCTTGCTTAAAGAGCCCGACGACGCTGTTCGGCGAGCCCTGAAGCGCGCCTATCACACCCATTTCGAACGGAAGGAACCAGCATGAGCGATGCATCACACGTATTGCGTCGGCAGACCGAAGCGGCAAAGCGGTTACTCGCAAGCTTACGGGAAAGCGGCGATGCCGACGATCAAGAGATTGTCGAGACCGCTATTGAAGGTGAAACATCTCTGCTCGAGGCAATTGCCGCTGCGATGGATGCCAACGATGAAGACGATATTCTGATCGTCGGCATCAAAGCAAAGGAAGAAACGCTTTCAGACCGCCGTAAAGCAGCAGAGCAACGCATTGAACGCCGTCGCGCTGCGATGGAACAGGCGATGATCATCACCGAGCAGGAAAGGTTCACCCTGCCAACGGCAACCATCTTCCTCACCAAACGCAAGCCAAACGTCGTCATCGATAGCGAAGCCGAGATACCGGCCGCCTTTTGGACCATCCCCAAGGTTGAACCGAAGCTCGACAAGAAAGCGCTCAAGGAAGCGCTTGAAGCCGACGAGGAAATTCCCGGCGCGCACCTCGACAACGGTTCGTTCTCTCTTTCCATCAGGAGGAAATAATGAACGCCATTGCACCATTCACACATTCAACCAAGCAAATTGCGCTTATCCAGAGCACAGTTGCAAAAGACTGCAATACCGGGGAGTTCAATCTTTTCATTGAGGTTGCACGAGCGAAGGGTCTTGATCCTTTCCTTGGTCAGATCATCCCCATGATCTTTTCAAAAGACAACGCCAAGAAGCGGAAGATGACAATCATCATCAGCCGCGACGGTCAGCGCGTTATTGCACAGCGCTGTGGCGACTATCGTCCCGCCAGCAAAACCCCGACCTATGAAACTGATCCGGAGATCAAATGCCCGACCAATCCGCACGGAATCGTCTCAGCGACTGTGTATCTGTGGAAGCAGGATCCGAAGACAGCCGAATGGTTTGAGGTCGCCGGACAAGCGTTCTGGGAAGAGTTCGCTCCCATCTCATTTGCACCCAACCAGTACAGCTATGTTGAGACCGGCGATACCTGGGATGATGGCAAGCCCAAAAAGATGAAGGTGCTGAAGGACGGTGCCGCCCCGTCGCTCGATGATAGTGGCAACTGGTGCAAAATGCCTCGCCTAATGATTGCGAAATGCGCCGAGATGCAGGCATTGCGCGCAGGATGGCCCGAACAGTTCACCGGTCTCTATGACGAAGCCGAATTGGATCGAGCGAAAATGCTCGACCTGACAGCGTCGGAGATTGTCGAGCACGAGCGAGAAGAGAGCCGGTTGAAGCTAATCGCCGGCAACGATGCGATCACAGTTACCTGGGGCGACGGATGGGCTCTCGAAAACGTGCCAGTCGGCAAATTCTACGACCGAGCCGAGCAGTTCATCAAGGAAAGCGATGCGCTGACCGTGGCGAAATGGGCAGACGCAAATCGTGATCCATTGCGCACGTTCTGGGCAAAGTCGCCAACCGATGCGCTTGAACTGAAGAAGCTTATCGAAGCTGCGGCGGCAAAGCGCAATACTAAGCCCGGCGCTACCACACGAAGCGAGGCGGCATGACCTCTGCTCTCAATGCCCCGAGCCATACCCGCCGGTCTAGAGTCCGCCTTGTCGAGTTCATCGAAAAGCAGACGGCAACAAACGAACAGCTCCGGCTTGATGCGATGCGCGAGCCCGCTTGGCGCGCTATCTCGATTGCGTTCTCTCCACTGAAAATTGGAGGCAAACTGATGGTTGATCGTCCTATCCTGTTCAGCGCTCCTATGGTTGCGCCTTGCTTGAAGGTCGCAAGACCCAGACGAGGTGGTTGCCCGGCGGGATGTCTGTGTCCGAACACGTTCGCCCGCGAATCGCGACTGCCTATGAGACCAACAGCATGCAGCCGATATTACCTGGCCCGCGAGGCGCACGATCAATGGCGCGTATAGTTCGACCAGATACAGCCTTTAGCCTGGATCGATCCGGCAGGGACACGGCGCGAATGTTCGACGACAAGCACCTCGCCTTCGTCAGAACGCTGCCAAGCGTAATCAGCGGTCAATTCGGTGTTGAGGCATGCCATATCCGCTTCGGCGACGGTCGTTACAACAAGCCTACCACGGGTAAGGCGCAGAAGCCCAGCGACTGCTGGGTACTCCCGCTGACACCAGAAGAGCATCGAGACCAGCATTCCCGGAACGAAGTGCAGTGGTGGAAGAGCCACGGCATAGATCCTTGCCATCTCGCCAATGAGATCTATCAGATCAGTGGCGACTACGAGGAAGCAGTGCGCGCGATCGCGAAGGCGAGGATGGCGCTCTAATGGCACATGTTTATACCGAAGCCGACGAATTCAGTATCGAGCAATTGGAAGAAGTGCTCGATTTCCTGGCGCATGCGATCGATAATAGCAAAGATGGCGGGGAAGGCTTTTTCCCGATTTGGAACCGCATTGAGTACGAGATCAAATTGCGAGAGGAGAAGAGAGATATCCGTAGTGCAGTGAGGGAACGAATTAGACGATCTGCGGATCAAACGGCAGTTTGATCTTTAACAGCTCGTCGCGTTTCCATTTCAGCGATCCGCCAGAGCCATATTTAGGCCTATCGACAGTGTGGCCCATCAGTATCCGCCGCAACTCATCCTCCAAGCCAGCGTCCTTCATCCGGTCTTCGAACGAGTGTCGAAGTGAATAGATCTTGTGCTTGTCCGTCGGAAATAGTTTGTTTTCGTTGAAATAGGCCATAAGTGCCCCGGACATCGAATCCTCTTTGTCCTTGTAGCGTGGGAAACCGTTCGGGTGTTTCTTAAAGACCTCAAGTGCCATACCTATAAGCGGAACAGTTCTAACGGAGGAGTCTGTTTTGATCTCCCGTGGATCATCCGGATCACTCCTTGGCTCGATTCTCAAATGTGGAATTTCATGTTGTAGGATGATCATATCTGCCGTGAGATTGCACAATTCGGACGGCCTAGCGCCGGTTTCTATCAATGCCAGGAGAACACCGCGAGCCTCATCGTTCATTCCTGCAAGCGCGCCGACTGCGAGGATCTTCGTTTTGATCCAATCCAACGGGAACGGCGGCCGGCTTCGTTTCTTCTTCTCGGAAAATGACAAGCCGTCGAATGGGTTCTGGCGATCCGGCTCGCCCATGTGAGCGAAATATTCCTTGAATAGAATACGCATGTTGCCGATATCGCGATTTCCGCTAGATGCCGAATGTGTCGGCTTGCCGTTCTTCGGAGCGATACGATCCAACCAATGCTTATGGATTTTCTGGGCATCCTCGCGGGTGATATCGCCGATGGCTTTGTCGCCCACTATCTCAACGAAATTATTCACCGCCCGCTGCTTGACCTTCTTCCAAGACCGCTTCTGGTTCGCGCTTTTGTTGACCAGCTCGCCGGGTACAATGTCCTCGAGATAAACCTTGAAGGCCTTCGTTACCTTCACAGACGGCTTTTTGGTCGTCCCGAAAAGTGATTCCGTCGCGGGCTGAAAGCTTTGTTCTGCGGCGGTAGAGTACCTGCTCATTATCTCGTGGAGTGGAGACATTGCCAGTTCGGTGCTCGCTCGATACGCGAAGCCAAGAGCTTCAGCACGCTTCACCGCGGACTCGTAGTGTTTTACCGCTGCATCCTTTTCGTTGCCATAAAGGAGCGCGGCCCAATATTCATCGTCGGCTTGCTCATAGGAGTCGCGTTTCAATCTTGCCAGTGCAAGGTCATCGGTCTTGAGTGAAATACGGACCAGCGGCGATCTCTCGTCGAGGTCCATGACATTCAAAGGAACGCGCCGCATGTATTGATAAATGCCCTTGCGATCGATCAGATATCGATCTGGGTTTTTCAGACGCCGTGGTCCCAT